GTTCAAACCTAAAATCTGTTGTTCTAGATGTTTCTGATAATCCCTTGCATTTGCATCTTGATTAATCATTGTGTCACCAATCCAAACTTCAAACTTGTTTGGTTTGATACCACGAATAACTTTTACATCTTTGTTGTTGACATTAAATTCAACCTCAACAACAGCAGAACCATTGTTGACTGAGTTTACTAGTTGTCCTTTTGAAATATTCCTAAACGGTTTATTAAAAAGACCAAAACATAGTGCATCAAGAATGGTACTCTTACCAGCACCATTCTCTCCAATAATTAGTGTAGTTGAACTTCTGTCCAACTGTACTTCTGTAAATTGATTTCCTGTGGAAAGAAAGTTCTTCCACTTAACTGATCTAAATGTAATCAAAGCTCTAAATCACTAGCCTCCACATATAACGACTTCATCATACCTGTTAGTCGTTTCTTATCCAAGTCAACATCAAGTTCATCAATGTATCTTTCAAGTAACGTCATGGTATCTTCTGCATTCTCTACGATTGCATCATCTACATTAGACGCATCAAGTTCACTAAAGTCCTCTACAATTTTTACCTCATGGGCTCCAGATTCAGATAGAACTCTGTCTATGAATCTATCAAACTTGTAGAAGTCCTTTTTGTTGACAACCACTATTTTAACAAATTTATCTCGTAATGTCAATACGTCAAAATCAGAATAATCTGTAGTGGTGTCATCATAATATACCTTTTCAAAGATTGTATGTGGATTTAGAATGTATTCTAATTCTCTAGTATCTGTATCAAAGATATGGAAACCTTTTGTTTCCTTGTAGTCACTCCATGTCATCTGATAGGTATTACCAAGATAGTAAATATGTCCATCATCAGACTTCTTGTGAAAGTGTCCACTCATTACAGTGTCAAACTTATTGAACATTTCTTTTGGGTATCCACCCTCACAAAAATGTCCAGCGTGCATTTCAAAACCATTGAGTTCCAAATGACCCATACAAATTTGTGCATAGGTTGATTGAATGCTTCTCATTGCACGTTCATAGTTTTCTGCATTTATCCAAGGCATAAAATGAATACCAACACCATCGAACTCTTCAGTGCATGGCCCATCATAGCATTTAATGTTTGGATGTTTTTCCTCGCCTGGCCCACCAAGCAATTCATACAAAGAGTTTACCTCATTTGTATTTTTATAGTAGGTATCATGGTTTCCTACCATCATGTGAACATCTAGTTTTCTGTCCACAAGGGGTTTGATAAAACGCTCACGAAAATCCTTTGCAATCTTGTATGAAACATACTTACGTCTGTCCATAACATCGCCAAGGTGGATAACCGTTTTAATGTCGTGCTTGTCTATATAAGGGAAAAACTCTTCTTCCCAAAATTTGTAGAAGTAATCATTAAAAGCTAAGTTATCATTGCGAGCACCGAAATGTGTGTCAGTAATCAGTGCGATCTTCATTTATCTCTTCACCATCCTCATTATAAAATATTTCAAGTCCTTTAGGTTGTTTCTTTTTCTTCTTTGGTTTGTAAACAGCTTCGTCTGGTAGAAAGTTCTTTTGTAGGTAATCTACAAATGCACCTTGGTCGCCATCTCCATCCATAAGAATATCGACATTCATGTTCTCAATAATCTTGTGTTTTACATGTTGTTGTTTCTTTTCCTTTTGAATCCTACGAATAAATGCATAGTAAATGATTTGTGTAAAATATGCAAAAGGGTTGTTCGATTTGTCTGGATTGAAGTTACTGCAATATTGTAGACAGTTTTCAATACCATCAGAAATCATTTCATCCCTATAGGTATAATTGATAAAATTTGGTCTATATGATAAGTGGTTTGCAATCTTCAGAAAACACTCACCAATATAGTTTGTCACAGGTGGTTGAGGTTCACCTTCTTCTTCCGCCTCTTTGCACCTCTGTTTCCACTCCTTCATTGCCTCCAAGAATTTCTTGTTATCGACATAATGAGTGCCTTTTGTTTTTTTGGCCATAATAACTCCACTTATTTGTACTCCCTATTATACACATTTTACATGGTATGTCAACAAGTAAATTTATTTTCAAAAATGTATTGACTTGCTGTTGACAAGGGTGTATATTAACTATGCTAGGTTTGAGAATGAATAGATCTAATGAATAGTCTTAGATGTTACTTCAAAGTCATCAAAGAGCTCTTCTGATTCTATCTCCATTAATTCTTCATCAGATGGTAGGAAGTCTACGTCCTCTTCTTCCATTCTCATCTTAGTGACACAGTATTCATAAAATTTAGATAATCCGTAGGATGCAGCCGTAATCACGATAATCTGTGATTTGGGAACATCGTATGAATTTGTTTCAGAGAAGTGTATCCATCTCTGTAAAGAAAGAGACTCTTCCAAAGAGCCATCTTTAGTCAACTTAGGAAAGGCATTTAGTTTCATAGGCCTGTCAACCTTCATATGATTTTTTTCATTAGTGCTTATATTGCAGATAATTTCTTCACCACTAGATAGTTTTAGAATTTTTACATCTGTCATTTAAGTTTAATCCTTTTAATTTCATAATCAAATTGTTCCTCGTTGTATATATTTATGCGTTCCATAAAATGATTCAAAGTAAAGTTCCTCTTTGACTTGTATGTGATATCATCTGCTATATCGTAGAGTACAGCGGAATCCTTACTTTCACTTCTACGCAAGCCTCTACCGATTGATTGCAGAGTCCTAATTCTGGATTTACTTGGACTACTGAACACGATATTGTGAAGATTACGAATGTTAATACCAGTAGAGAATGTACCATATGATGCAACAATAATTGCATTCTTTTCTTTCTCTGTAATCTCACGAATTTGTTCTCTTGTTTGTGTGTCTGTTCCACCATACACATAGAATACTTGTCTGTCAGTATTGGACTTGATTAAATCGTATAAGACACTACCATGTTTCTCTACAAACTGAAAAAGAACTAATGTATTACTATTCAGACTTAATGTCAAGTCTTTTATGAAATTATTTCTCTTTTCGTGTGTGACGATATAATCAATCTCATCCTGATAATTCATGTCCTTTACCAGCTTGCATTCTTCCTCTGGATATGTTAGTACAAGGGAACGTATCTTGAATGAAGATAGTGTCTTTTCGTCAATCAGTTTCTTTGTCGATACAACTTTATTCAACCCACCAAACAGTCCTTCCAGAACTAGTCTGTGTGTTTGCATACCATCAAGTGTACCTGTTAGTCCAAAACGATATTTGCATAAATGCAATTTAGTCAGAATGGATGTAAGTGATTTTGCTTTGAACAAGTGGGCTTCGTCACCTATGACACATCCAAACTGTTCAAAGTATTTCTTAGGCATTTTGTACAAAGACTGCCATGTAGATATCACAACCTTCTTTGATACGTTTCTATCGTGTCCACTGTATACTTTCTGTATATACGCCTCTTGCCATCCGTAGTCAATAAAATCTGAAGTCATCTGTTCAACCAAAGATGTTGTTGGAACAAGTATCAGTATTTTGTCATTCTGTTTTTCTCTGAGAAGTAATTCGTAATATCTTACTAGGATGTAAATAATAAGTGACTTGCCTGAGGCAGTAGGACTAAGGAGTAAAGCACGATGTTTTCTGATTGCGAAATCCACGGCATCAACTTGGTAGTCACGAGGTTTAATGGATTTACCTCTAGCTCTGAGATTAAGTTGTCGTATGAATCCATCCAATATGTTTCTGTCAATTTCTTTTTCATCTTTTAGTTCCTCACTTATTTCATATGGTTCATCGTAATCTATCAACCACTTTTCCAGATAGGAAAGTAATCCTAGATAAAGTTCTCCTGTAGCTGGAGAATACAAACGTATTTTACCATCCCAAATACGATTGCGATATGCAGGCATAAATCTAGCGCCTGGCACTTCAAAAGTAAAGAAGTCAGATAGTGATCTGGCAGTAGAAGGTTCTGTATCTACTTCAAGATAGACTTCATTCTTTTTGGAAACTTTTGTCACTAAATTGCACCATCTACAAATTTACGCCATTCGATTGCGTTTTTGATATCCCATCCACGAGACTGAATTTGTTTTAGAATACGTTCACATGAATCCATGCACATTGAGTAGTATTCTACTTTTTGTTTTGCCTTGATTAGTTCTTCATCAGAATCCATATAGATATGTAAATCTGCTTTCAGAACTTTGTGGTCGAAAGGATTATCACGATAGACTTCTGGTGATGCTTTACCACCATAGTATTCCCACTTCTTACGTTTGAGAACATTATATGTACCCTCATTCATAAGTCTGAGTTGTCTAAAGTTATTGTAGATGTTTAGGTATTTTTGGTGAAGAGTTGCAGACTTGAGAGACTCATCTGCGAGTTCCAAGTCATCCATTTTTAAATCTTTTTCAGCTTGCAGCTGCAATTCATCAAGTGTCATTATATTATCATCCTATAGGCGAGCAGAGATGGGTTGGAACTTTCTGTTCTATATTATCTCTTTCAGAGACTCAACGATGGCTGTTAAAGTTCACCGTTTCTGCTCAGTTATATTTATAAAGTTTCAAATTCGTACAAGTCGTAATTCATAGTTACGGTTGCAGTTAATTGTGTTGTGTCGGTAGTCTGTGAATCATAATCCAAACCAGATAGTGATGTTGGATATAGTGCATTATAGTTTACTTGTATTAGTGGGTTGTTCTTGTTAGAAAGAATAGTAAGAGTTCCATCTGATACAAGATTAGATGGATTTACTGTAGATGCACCAACTGTTCTAGATGATGGTGGTGAAGCGCCTGGCTTTGTTTGTTCAGCGGCAACTGCACTTGCAAATTGTTCTGGGTCTTTTGGAAAACCAATACCTGTCATCCAATCGTGTATTTCACGATAATTAGATAAATCTTCACTCACTAGAAAAGTCATTTCCATAGGACTAAAATCTAACGTATCCCCCATAAAAGGCATAGCTTTATATCTACTATTCATAATCGCATCACCAGAAAAGGCAATGCCTGGAATGTTAACTCTAGTTACAAAATAGATTGTATTTGGAATCTTTAATAGTTGAAACCTAAACTGACTAGGACTTGCAAAGTCTAGTGTGTCTGGTTGTCTCTGTAGTGGATTGAATGCTACCATTTTCTTCTTCCTTTATAGTATTTATAAAGAAAAAAGGGGAAGCAAAATGCTTCCCCCTAAGTTTCGGTTGTTTATCACAACTCTTATTACATGATGTTTGTAACTTGTACTCTTCTGTAATATACGTTGTC